GAGGTATTCATAGCGGTAGATCGGCAGGCCATGAGAGCCGGTGCCAATGCGCTCAGCGTTGCGCTTCAAGCGGCGGTCAGAGAAATACATCGCCGCCGCGCCCATCGCCTGGCCGCCAAGCTGCGCGACGGCAGCCCTATCCGCAGCCTGCCGCTGCATGGCCGCGTTGTATTGCGCATTAGCCACACCGTAGTTGCCGGCCACCATGCCCTGATAATCCGGCGCCTGGATGGCGACCTGCGACACGTTCTGAAACTGCGGATACTGTATCTGCTGGCCCGACAACAGCGCCGCCGCCTCATTGATCGGCTGGCCGCGCAACGCAAGCTGCTGCTGTAGCGACTGTTGCACGCCTGCGTTGTTCAGCTGCGCCCGGCCAATATCCATGCCGTACGCCTGCTGCTGCGCTTGATTGTTGAACGCCGCCCGCTGCGTGTACATGTCAGAGGCCCGGCTTGTGGCGTCGTTTGCAAACTGCGCCCTGGCCAAGTCCATCTGCGCCGCTTGCCCCGTTGCGCTGTTGGAAAATTCACCGCGCTGCAGGTCGTTGCCCATCTGCTGGCCCACGCCGGCATTGTTCAACTGCGTCTGGCCAAAGCCCAGGCCGAAAATTCGGCTTTGCTCCTGGCCCGCATTCAGGATCGCGCCGAGGCGCGCATCGTTCTCCTGCATGCTGTATTCCCGCATGCCGGTTTCCCAGGCTTGCGAGCCGGGCGTGATGCCCTGATTTACAAGCCGCGCTTCTAAGGCGTTTCGGCCCGCCGTGAGGCCGGGGTTCATGCGGGCGAGCAACGCCGCCTCCACATCGGAGCGCGCTTGGTTCGGGTCGCCAATGCCGGCGAAATCAGCCCGGCGCATCACATCGCCTGTGCGGTCCTGCACATTGCGTTGAAGCTCGCCCGTGCGGTCTTGCACGCTCCGCTGAATTTGAGCCTCATAATTGCCAGGGAGGTTGTAAAACAGCCCGCCAGCGCGATCAGCCACGCCCGTTTGCACGTCCGGCCCCTGATACTGAAACGGCCTAGACAACGCATCGCGCGTCTGGCCAAGCTGCGACACCGCCGCCGAGCCATACAGTTCTTGTGCTTGGTTCGTCAATTCAAGCTGGCGTTGCTGGGCCGGGGATAGCGTTGTGGTGACGCGGGAGCGGTCGTTGCCGATGTCGTCATAGGTGACATTGCCGTAGGGCGTGACCTGATCGAGCCGGTTCATGCGCCCCTGAAGGCGAGCAGTGTCAGCGTTGATCTGGCCCTGCGCCTGCGCCGTGGCGACGGGATCAGGCGCGGGCGGCGGCGATGGCGATTTCTTGCTCATTATCCGGCCTTTTTAAATAGCCGCGCGAAGCCACGCGCCGGCAATGACATCAGGACACAGTGCCTTTTCGGCGCATAAAAATCAGGCAAAATGCCCCGCTGGACAAAGCCGATCCCCTTGTTGAACCGCAGCGCGCGCGTGTTGCTATGCTCCACGCTCGCCACCACCCAGCGGCAACCCAGTTGCACAAACGGATAGGCCAGCAGCTCACGGATAACGCCGCGCGTTGCCCAGCGCGGCGAGGTCGCGGCTATGCTCATCTCGATGCCCGCATAATCCGGGAAATAATTATGGTAGACCACGCCCGCGATCAGCACCCCATCGCGCGCCACACCGATGGCGGCGCAATCGGCCGGCGGGTCCATAATGTGCGGCATTTGAGCGGCCACCCACTCGGCCACCGCCCGGCTTTGGCCATAAACCAGCGTCACAGCAGCCCGCCGGGCACATACAGGACGTTGGTGCCCACCCAGGCCACCCGGCCGGCCGCCCCGGTATCCACCACCAGGCGCACCGAGCCAGTGCGGCCGATGCCACGCACGCCGCGCATCTCGTCAATCAGGATCAGATCCAGCCAGGTTCCGCTATCCCAGAGCGCGCCGTCCCACAGCAGGTCAGCGGCATCAGCGACGACCACGCCCGGCAGCGCCGCAAAGGTGCGATAATCCAGCGCAATGTCCACGCCAAACGATGGAGCACCGGCCGCGCGCAGGATCGGCTGCACCCGGCGAAACATCTTCTTCTGAGGCCGCGATCCGAACGCATTGGGGGCCTGCACCGCCACCGCGTTAATCGTGGCGCCGTTGTCTGTAGAGCCGTTGTCAAACAGGCAGACGCTGTTGGCAGAGCCGAAATACGGCAGGCCACCCAGCAGCCCCCAGCAGCGCGCCGGCACGCCTGTAAACCGCGAAGGCCCGCGCGTGATCGTGTTAAACACGAACTGGTCAAACGCCCCATAAGCGGCCGGCACGTTGAAGATCGCCATGTTGCGCGCCGGGTACAGGAAAGGCTCCCAGCCGAACGAACTACCGTATTCCCGCGCCGCCGCCGTTACCGCCGCATTGATCTGGCGGGAAATCGCCGCCGCGCTGCGCTGCGATGCGTCCACCGGCAAAATCTGCGACAGAAGGATGATCCCATCCTCAGTGAACACGCAGAGGTCAGCGCCAAATTTGATTGCGCATCGCCGCCCCAGCGGCCGGCCAATGCGAAACACGCCCTGCAGGCCCCAGGTGCTGGCGCTGCTCGGGTCAGTGCCGGCGTAAATCAGCGCCTCGCCCTCGCTGGTGATGAACACAGCCGTGTCGTCAGCGCCCGCGCCGCCGTCGCGTGACCATGTGGCCATCGTCTGAATAAAGCCGCCCAGGGTCGCCACGCTGGTCAGGTCAAACTGCACGGCCGCGCCGGCAATTGCGTTTGGCGCCAGATACCATGCCACAAGCGAATTGCGCTCGCCCAACCAAACCCGCCGCTGGTGCAGGCTGATCCAGGCAAGATTTGCTGACGTTGGACCGGTGATGGAGGCTGCGGTGAACGCGCTGCCATCATATCTCTGCGCCGCGTTGACGCCGTTGACCATCAGCATGAAATGGCCGCCGGCGGTCGTCACCTGCACATATTGCCACCGCGCCGAGGTGTAGCCGGTTGCCAGAGCGGCCCCGACAATCCCCGCCGTAGTGACATCAAAGATCGAACCGCCCGACGCGGCCAGCAGCTTGTCGCCACCGCTCGGCGGCCGATACGGCAGCAGCGTGTCCACCGTGTCAGCAAAGCCGGTAACGTGGCTGGTGTAGCCGCCGCGCGTTTCAATGCGATCAGGCTCGCAGAACCAATTATCGAGGCGCACAGCATTTTCGGCCGGCATGTCCGCGATGGCGTTGAGAACGTCCCACCCGCCCACAGGGGCCGGCAGAGAGGCCGCGCGAACGTCCGCCATCAGTAGTAGTACCCGATATTGCCATCCGGCCCAGGCTCGCCGCTAAAGCGCCGCGATCCGCCGAAAATGTCGCTCACCATCAGAATACGCGGCGCGTTGCGATCCGCCCGCATTTCCCGCGTCAAGCGCTTTTCAAACTCAGCCTTGGCCGATTGCCAGGGCTGGCCGTCCGCCTCCAGAAACCGTGCGATCAGGCCCAGCGTCACCAGCTCTTCAGAAAGGTTGGAGAGGTCCGTGTCGGCCGCCCACGCAATCTGATCCACATTTGACGACGATCGGCAGAACGCTAGGCTCTGATATTCAAACGAAACCGTCAGGCCGGCCGGCGGCGCAGGCCAAAGCAGCAGCGCATCATCGCGCCGGGTAAACCACCGCATTGGCCCGGCATATCCCGTGGACAGCGGCGAGTTCCTGCGGGATTGGTATTCGGTCGGACTCATCTGGCCCGAGATGAAAATGTTGTTTGTCCGGTCCCAGAGCGTTTCCGGCGACATGCGGTGGAAGTCAGCCGGGAAGATGCCAGGCTGCACCTCGGCCGCCACGGTGGTAAAAGTCACCTCGCGCCGCAGCCCCTGCCATGGCGCGCGGGTGGCAAGGTCAGAACACACCCGGCCAGCCATCCGCAGCATGCGCTGCGCGTCCACGTCAGAACTGCCGACCACCACAGCCGGGCGCACGTCGAGGCCGATGTCGTCGGCCACGGCCTGGCAGATCGTAAGAAGGCTCACGCCTCAGTCGCCTTCGCAGGCCGCCCACGGCGCTTAGGCGCGTCCGGGGCATCCTCGCCTGACTCTGGTTCCGCAACAGGCTCAGCAAGGCTCCTGTAGCCTTGGGCGCGAGCGTCCTGCTCCTGCCCAGCATCCTGCACGGTGACGCAGGCGGCCAGATCGGCCCAGCCGCGCAGATACAGCACTTTAGGAAATTCAATGTGCGGCATTTGATCCTCCAAGGAAAAGAGCGGGGGCCGAAACCCCCGCCCAGCCGACTAGGGCGCGAAGCCCGTAAGCGTGCCGCTTTCGGGGCGAACCACGAAAACGGTGTAAGCAGCCGCCGCCGATGGATCGAGCGCGCCGGCCGTGCTGTTCATAAACCGCAGGCCGATAGTGTTGGCCGCCGTCACGCGGGCGCCGGTCACGCCCAGGCCCGCGTTCAAGGTTGCGGTGCCGACGCTCGGTGTGTTCACGAACACCATATCGCCAAGGAGAACCCCTGGCGCGGTAAACGTCTGCTCTGCCGAAATATTGGCCGCGACAGATGCCACGTCGATGCTGATGGTAAACACGCCAGCGGCAAGGATATTGCCGCCAATGGTTGAGACTGCCATGTGCGCGCCCCCTTAGTTCGAGAGGATGCGGCAGGCCAGCTCGGGGCGCTGCGCCACATAGCCATACAGCACGTCCAGGCGGGTGATGTAGCGCGCGTTCACGCTGTCAAAGTCCCGGATCATGCGCATGGAAATGCCGTCCATCACGCTGCGGTAGGCCATGTCGGTGCCCTTGGGCATCGGCAGGTCAGCCGTAGCGAACGTGAACGCATCCTTGTGGAACGCCAGGCTCGGTTTGTAGACGGCCGAGGCGCCGCCCACTTTGACCACCGCGCCGCCGTTGGTCGGGCTGGCGGAGACGTTCTGGCGGGCGCCAGAGGTCACGATGGAAGGCGAGATGGCCAGGTTGCCAGCACCGCCGGCATAGGCCGTGGTAATGACGAACTGCTGCAAGCTGCCCGTGTCGGTCTTGGTCTCAGGGTGGACGCGGTTGCAACCGGCAAACGTGATCACGTCGCCCACGGCAAAGGTGGTGGCGCCGGTAGCAACCGTGATGGCGGCGCCGGTTTGAGATGCACCGTTCACCGTATAAGTGGTGGCGCTCAGCGCGGTGCCGGTCGTGGCGGTTGGGATTAGCGTGTTCTCGTAGAAGTCGAAACCACCCATGCGGCCGATCATGCCCTCACGGTATTGCTGCTTGATCGCCGTGCTATCCTGAAACAGACCCTTTGTGGCTTCCAAGAAGTCCACGCGGTCAGTGGTGTTCAGGATGATGTTGCGGTCGCTCGGCGGCGCCAGCGCGTCAGTCAGCGCCTTGCCGGCCAGGTTGACGTTGCGGGTGCCGATGGCAGTGCCCACGTTGTTCACCGCCTGATAGACGCTGTTGCACATGGAGAGCGCGTCGTTTTCTATGTGCGAGGCCAGCACCGACATCGCGGGCTTGATGTGGCGCTCCGTGAAGTCCTCCACCTTCAGGGTCAGGTCCTGATCGGAGAAGTTCATGTCCACGCCGCGATAGCGGTTGACCTGCAGGCTCACCGACTGCTCGGTGATGGCCGGCGCAGACCAAGTGGAGCCGGTGCGAACCGTGTACTGGTTCGGCAGGCGGATGCGCAGGGTGTCACCAATCTGCGCGCCAGCATTGGCGAAAGAACTGTCATACTGGCGGTCAATGTTGCCGATGAAGTTCAGGTTCTGGTGCAGGACCACGAGCGCCTTGCGCGTGATCTTGTCAACAGTGAGAAGTGTATTCGACATGCGTTTACGCGGGGCGCTTCACAGCGCTCCGTTCCCTATCTATGTCAGACGGCCCGCTCTCAGCGGCGCATCG